CTCCTGGTGGATAGCGCTATATTTTTTGTATTATTATATATAAAAAATGAAAACAAACTATATTACAAATCAGTCTAGCGAGATTTTTTCAAAAAGACTAAGTTATATTGGGTTTCTTGTAGTTTTTTTTATTCTTATAGTAGTTCTCGCAATATATGACCCTTTCAAAATATTTTCAGACTATTTGTATGTTACTTTACCCATAATTTTATTTTTTCTAGCCCTTATAATTTCAATGTTGTTTTTATATAGTAGAAATCCGGCAGATTTGACTCCACTAAACCAAAACGCCAGCAATTGGTTATTGAAATTTCTTGCTATATTTATTCAGTTTGGAACATTTGCTGGTTTTATTTATTGGACATTTACTGCTCTAGGTCTTACTTCATTTAAAGATGTAAATGATAACACAAATGGAATGCGAACGGCATTTTATTTCAATGTTTTAACGATTACAATTATTTTTCTCATAACTATTTTTAGTTTTGGCGCAGAGCAAAAGTATACAAAAATAATATTAGCGTTTCTTTTTTGCTTGTTCTTTGGGTTATATATATTTTTAGGTTCAGATGCAAGGAAATACGTATTATGTTTAATTATATCTCTTTATTGTGCAATCTGTTTAGGATTTGTATTTTTTACAAGTAATCCAAAGAATTTTTTGATAAAAACAATGAATGAACAAGCATTAAATAATTATTTCTTGAAAGCTCTCATGTTTCTTTTTGGTTGTGGTGTATCTGCGGGATTTATTTATTGGATTGTAACTACTATAGGCGGTTTAGATAGTTCGTCAAGCATTACATCGCTAATATTAAACTTTTTAATTATTGCAACTATACTTGCACTTGCGTATAAAACATTTATATCGGGGTCCATTATTAGGTCATCACCATTGCTAAGACTTTTAATTGGTATAATATTTTATATTCCTTGCATATTTGTTAATATTTTTGAATATTTAGCTGGCGAAGGATTCAAGTTGCCTTCTTTTTCTCTAAAAGATGAATATGCGAACGCAACAAAAGGGTCATTTTTTCTGTTAATTTTTGCAATTCTTTTACTGGCAATATATTTTACAATGCCTTATATTAAAAATAAAAACGTTCTTCAAGGAGGCACCCAGTTTATAAACGAACCCGTTTTTTCTAACTCTCAGCGAATACTAGCGTCATATAATACATTAAATGGCTCGGATGATTTCAATTATCAATATGCAATTTCTTTTTGGTTTTACATTGACTCTGCATCGCCAAGTGCAAAGTCCGGGTATTTGAAATATATTTCTCTCCTTAACTATGGTAATAAACCTAATATCAAGTATAATGCACAACTTAATACATTAATGATTGTAGAAGATTTAACGGGCGGACCGCCATCAACATGTCCCGATTTTAAAATTAATACCGATGATGTTGATGAAAATGGTATGCGTATAATTTATAAGAAGAATGGAATAATGTTGCAAAAATGGAACAATGTTATAATTAACTATACTGGCGGAACTTTAGATGTGTTTTACAACGGCGAATTAGTAAAATCGTCAGTTGAAGTAATACCTTATATGAAATTAGATAATTTGACCATTGGGGAAGATAATGGGTTGCATGGCGGAATATGCAACGTTGTTTACTTTAATAAAGCGTTAAATGCCACACAAATTTATTATATTTATAATTCTGTAAAAAATAAAACTCCCCCATCGCTTTATGATTCTAACTTTAATATCTTACAAGACCAGTTTAATCTAGCTGGTGAAGGAGACAAAATTGTTAATTCTAAGATTAACTCTGAAGTTCAATCTAGGGTTGGTTCGGTTAAGTCTAGTTTTAACTCTGTTAAATCAAATTTAGAAAATGAATTACAAACAATGAAATCTAATGCGCAATCCAACCTGAAATCAATTAATGTGTCTACACCAAGTATTACATCTAGCTCACCACCTTCTTTTTCCATTCCATCTATTCCATCTATTCCATCCATTCCATCCATTCCATCTATTCCATCTATTCCAAAAGGCTCTTCTTCTTCATCTGCATCTAATTATGAATCTCAAATACCAGATAAGTACAAGTCTCAAATTCCCGACAAATATAAATCACAACTACCATCACAATCACCATCGCAGAATCCATCACAATCTCAAATACCGCCAGATTATCAATCTCAAATACCGCCAGATTATCAATCGCAAATACCGCCAGGTTATCAATCACAAATTCCTCCTGGTTATTAAACGTAACATTGCATTAACAAAAAATTTAACTTTGTAAAATTGGTTTTTGAAATAGTGAATATTAGGCGATTGTTAAATTATGGTTTCATTAAATAAAATAATATATTTTTAAGAAAATTTCTAAATCTATATTATATTATGGAGGTAAGAGGTATTCTAATGATCATTTTAATGCTTGTGTTTCTTTACATTGTCATTAAAGTAATTTATTCAACTACAGCGCCATTATCGTTTATTCAAGATGGAACTACTATGACAACAATCAAACCTAATGGTTTGACTGGCGGTACAAATGGCGCTAATGCGGGAAATTTCACTTATTCAGTTTGGTTTTACGTAAACGATTGGAATTACCGGTATGGTGAACCCAAAGTGATTTTTGGTAGAATGGGGTCGCCAAGCGCATCTAGTAAAAGTTCTGTTCCAGGTGTAAGTGGCACAGATCCGTGCCCAGCGGTTGTTTTAGGAGCAATGCAGAATAATCTTTCTATTTCATTGGCTTGTTATCCAGGAACAAATGTAGGCACGTCTAGTTCCGCAACGAGCGTTTCTGCTCCTGCTGCATCTACCGCATCAACTACAACTAATCCTGCTCCCGCAGCCACTTCAACATCGTCTTCTACAAGTAGGGCTACTTCTGGTGTAGCGGCAGCAGCAACAAGTTTGGCACCTGCAGTGTCTTCTATTTCTGATTCACAAAAGTCAGCAATTACTAATAGTATAAATTCATTTTTTTCGGGACTTGAATCATTTGATACAATGTCATCTAGTTCTTCTCTCCATACTTGCACCATTGCAAACGTTCCTGTTCAAAAATGGGTAAATTTATTAATCAGTGTTTATGGCAGAACACTTGACGTCTATATTGACGGAAAATTAGTAAAAACTTGTTTATTGCCTGGCATTGCAAAAATTAATAATACTGCGCCAATTTATCTTACACCATCTGGTGGATTCGCGGGTTGGACTTCTAAATTACAATATTGGCCTAATGCAACAGATCCTCAAACCGCCTGGAACATTTATACACAAGGTTATGGAGGGGCTAATGTATTTGGACAATACAAAGTTAAAGTTGCACTTTATAATGGAGAAGCCGAGCAAGGCAGTGTGTCAATATAAACTTACTTTAGCAATAAAACTTAATACGCATATAAAAATAATAATAATCTCCTGTTTTTCTTATAATATATATATAAGATGAATAATTCTAGTTCTGTATACAATTCTTTTTCTGTTAAACCTAGTGGTTCTTCAGGATTTATGGAGTCTAATAGTTTAGTAGCAAAATTTGCATTTTTATTATTAGTTTTATTTGGATTTATAATTTCATTACGTTTAGGAATTAGTATTCTTTCATACTTTTTAACTCAAAATAGTTCGCCCCACTTGATCGATGGTATGGTTGATGGAAAACAATTGCTTATTTTTCCTCAAGACCCTAGTGCAAGCGGAGCAAAAACAATTAATCGTTCAGTAAATGCTCAAAATGGCATTGAATTTACATGGTCGACATGGGTTTTTATTGATGATTTGCAATATAATAGTGGCACATATAGACATATATTTCATAAAGGAAATGATAATTTGGCTAGAAATGGATTAAATTTTCCTAATAATGCGCCAGGACTTTATATTGCTCCAAATACAAATGCGTTTGTTATAATAATGAATACATATGATACCATAAATGAAGAAATAACAATTCCAGATATTCCAATTAATAAATGGGTTAACGTAATTATTAGATGCCAAAATAAAACACTTGATGTTTATATAAACGGAACAATTTCTAGAAGCACACAATTAATTGGCGTACCCAAACAAAATTACGGCAATGTTTTCCTTGGAATGAATGGAGGATTTTCTGGATACGTTTCCAACTTATGGTATTTTAATTATGCTTTGGGAACTTCGGCCATTCAAAATATCGTTCAAAATGGGCCAAATAAAACAATGACTAGCCCAGGTTCTAGTGCAATTACTATGAAAACGCCCAATTATTTGTCAATGAGATGGTATTTTTATGGAACCCAAGATCAGTTTAATCCTTAAAATAACCAAATAATTTTTAGAAAAGGTTTAATACATAAAAAAATACATCTTTGAAAAGGAAAGATGTATTTTTAAAAAGAGTTAATATATATATGTCCTGTTTGGGACCTGGATATAATCCTAAGCCACCTAGAGCATGGTCTAGAGTTCAAAGTAATTGCACGTATCCATTCACTAATGAAAATGCGGCGACTGCATACATTCCTGCTCTAAAAAAGAATGTTCCTTTAGGAGATGTTGCGTACGAAATATCTATGATAAACAAAGGAAATGTTCTTCAATACAAATGTAATAGCGCAAATATTACAAAATCACAAAAATATTCGCTTATTGCAAAAGGAGCATGGAATAGGAAAAAAGCATGGGCTACACAGACGCAATCTTATACAAATCCAAATACAAATAGCTTTCAACGAGTTAACTATCCTAGTACTATTAAAGTTTATCCAAATACAAACGAACAATTGCCTCAATTATGTAATATAAATTCAGTGCCAGATGGAGGAAATTTGAACGCACGACTTATCGTTAACCAATGCACAGGTAAAGTTATTCAACGTCTTACAAATGTAAATTGTTTCCCTACATCTTCTTCAGACGTTCCAGGACCTATTAGAAATCTTTGTTATAACGATAACATGCAAACGTGGTATCCTAAAACTCGTTACTACATGGGTAATAGTTCAAATAAATTTCCTGAGGGCTACAAAGGATTTGTTTCGGCCAATGCAATTCCTAGTGCAAATAAAGTTTTATAATTTTAAACTTTTACGCGCGCAAGTTAGGGTTTACACACAAGTCTTGCGATGGGAAAATATCTCCTGACATACAAGTATCAGACTCGTTTACTTTTGCGCAACTTCGTACTCCGCGATCTTCGCCTATATAACACCATCCAGATTTACTAGAAGTTTTATTTTGTTGAATTGCGCTACTTGCATCGTCTTCATGATAGTTTGTTTTTTCTTTATGCTCAACTTCTTCAGGTTGTGTAGAATTTAATGCTTTGAACAATGTTGTTTTTGGTGAAGAATCATTATCTTGTTTTAAGTCTTGGCTATTAACAGGTTCTATTTTTTCTTCAGGTAAGGCAGGACTATTATAAGTATCTGGCATACCTAATAACTCTCTTATTTTTGCCGTAATGTTGCTAAAAAACCCGCCAAAAGGATCGTTTTCTTTTGCTAGATATATATATAAATTAAATCCTAAAAATGCGATTATTACTATTAAAATTAGCCAACCATACCAAGGAATTTTTCCTAAAAATGAACCGCTTGCTTCTCCTTCAAAGTTTTTTGCGCTATCAATATCTGCATCAAAATTATTTGTTTTGAGAGAATCTAATATTGAAACAGACTTTTCATCCATTATAATAAAAATATATATTTAAAAATTTTATTATAAACAACACATCAATTTACTGATTAAAAATCAATCTATTGCCCAAAAATTCATTTAAATGTGTAGAGATAAAGAAACTGATTTAAATCCCCTAAAATCTCGTCTCGAATATTAAAGAGATCGCTGTTTGACATCAAGTTCATCGCTTTATTTTTATTTAAATTTACTAAATAAAACTTATATTCTTCTATTGCGCTTTTAAACTCTTCAGGTGTTTTCATATCAAATAGTCTTATATTTTTAACATCAAGCAAATTTGTTCTATTTTGCGCTTTGCCGAGTAAAATTTCGACAAACTTATCTACGTTTTCTCCTAGTTTAGAATATAGCTCATCAGTAGCTTTATGCGTTGCATAACTATAAGTTTTCCAGTGATATAATTTTATTGTGTTCAACATTTCTAAGAATTTAACTACTACTTCTCGCTCAAAGTTTTCTAATAAGCCACGCACATTTTTTATTGTTCCTCCTTTTCGTTTTCTTAGCAAACTGCTGTTTTTTTTTGTTAATCTTGGCATATATATATAACAGAATTAAAATTTATAAACGCGGAACATAACTCTCTCCAAAAGTATTCATTTTTTCTAACTTTGCAATTGTTTTTTCTAAATTAGATTTTTCAACATTAGTGAACAAGTAGTCTGTGTTTGGCGACTTTTCATTTTGTTTTATTTGTTTGTATATCAACTCTATTTTTTTAGTAATATTTGATATTTTCTCTTTGGTTTCCATTTTTACTATCTCATCCGTCAAAATTAGCGGTTCGGTTAATAATGAAACAGCAAAGTAAACAAGATATCTCCGTTTTTTGAAGCAACCGCTATTATAACGCAGTGCAAATAAATTTAATATGCTTTTCATAATTTTTTTTATTAAAGGATTAGAGCTGTTTTCAGAAAATACAATGAATGCATCCCAAATTATCCAAATAATTTCTTTTTGAAACTTTGCCTCGACTGGAATTCTCGCCCTTCTTTCGCAAATACATTTTTCCTTTCTAGCTTTACATATATTTTCAAACTCCATTATCCATTCAATCCAATAACACGCTTGAAGTGTATTTTTACCTTCATTTGACAAATTATATGACAGCTCATTCAATGCAATATATAGTTCTTTTGGGTCTTCTGGTTTAAAAATCGACTCAGCAAAGCTAACATTTGGCGCTTTGAACCTGTCTGTCATTTGAGTCATATCAAAATCTGTTTTCTTTATTTTTATATCATCAAAACTATGTTTTCTATTTGTTTCGCATAGAATGCATATGACTTCACAAAATAGTTTTCTGATTTTGTCACTATTCCTCATGCGAATTTCGTCTTTTAAATATCCATTACTTAATATCTCTTTAAAGTTATTAATTCTTAACTCTAAATAAATTGCTAGTTTAGGGTTTCCTAAATGAATGTGTTTACTATAAAAAAATATAATTGTTTCCCAAACATCCTTAAAATGACCCGCACAAATTAGTTCTGCACTCCAATAACATGCTGGCTCAATTTTTGAGTTTATTAAACTATTTAGAAACTCTTTTTTTGCATCAGCTTTTTTGAACTCTGAGAATGTTTTTCCTTTGAAATGACTAGGTTCTCTTATATCATTTATTTCAGATTCAGACATTATTATATATATTAAAATTTTATACAAAAAAAATCACAACAATACATATAGAATGAAAATTGATAATCCACTAACATCTATTAAAAATCTTTATAATAAGTATTCAAATTGGAGTAAAATTATTTTCCTGATTTTATTATTGTTGTTAGTTATAGCAATTTTCAAACCAATGCATAAACGTGAAGGATTTGAACAGCAAGAAAAATTTATAATAAAAAATAATGTTGACCTTTACGATGACTTTTACGCAAACATTTATGACGAACTTGTCTTTAATAACTTGAAGGATGACTATGAAGTAGGAGAAATTATTAATAAAACAGATGTTACATCGCAGAGCATCATTTTAGATATTGGTTCAGGAACAGGACATCATGTTGCAAAGTTGAAAGAAAAAGGATATAATGCAATTGGCGTTGATAAATCGCAAAGCATGGTAAATGCTGCTTCTCAAAGCTACCCTAACTACAACTTTTCTGAGGGGGATGTTTTGAATTCATCTTTATTTAAACCAAACTCTTTTACTCATATTTTGGCACTTTACTTTACTATTTATTACATGAAAGACAAAAACTTATTTTTTAAGAATTGCATGAACTGGTTGATGCCTGGAGGCTATTTAGTGATTCATTTAGTTGAACGAGATAATTTTGATCCTATTTTACCTCCGGGAAACCCGTTTTTAGTTGTATCCCCTCAAAAATATGCTAATGAAAGAATTACAAATACTAAACTGATATTCAATAACATGGAATACGTAAGCAACTTTTCACTTAACACAAGTAAAAATGAAGCTACTTTTGAGGAAAAATTCAAACATAAAGATACTGGAAAAATTAGAAAAAATGAACACACTCTTTACATGGAACCTGATAATGACATTTTGACTATGGCGCAAAATAACGGATTTATTGTTGAAGGAAAAGTAGACCTGCTTGCAATAGCATATGAATACCAATATTTATACGTTCTTGTAAAACCAACGTAATAATCTGGCAATATTTTTAAATCTTTTATTATATGTGGAATCAATCTTACTATCCATATATAATATTTTCAATTTTAATCATTGTATTTTTAGTATATATTTTTATTAGACTCAAATACGGGTTTTGGTTTTATCAACCAGTATTCCATATTTATGATTTGAAATATTATTTTTTTCCCCCAGGAATTATAAACCATGCTTTACCGGAAAAAAACAAATACACTAATTTTACAAATATAGACACGTTGCCTTTTGAAAAAGTGTCTGATTTAAAAATGAACCAATTTATTAATTTTATTCAAGTTCATTATTTGCAAAATAAGTATAACCAGTTCTTACCTAAAAAAGAAAATATATTACCCTATTTTTCCAACTTAAATGCCCCTGTTTTTTTTTCATTTTATTATGAAGACGTACTTTTAAATGATTCTAAAACTAACAAACTTATACGCGATAAAAAAATTGTTAGTGTGACAACAGGGAAACCTTTGCACATTAAAATAAATAATGGATCTGTGGATTCGCAATTTTATGCTTATTATGTAGATTACTTATGCGTTTCTGGCGATTATAGGAAAAAAGGAATTGCGCCCATGATGATTCAAACGCATCATTATAATCAAAGCCATCTAAATAAAGATATATCAGTCTCGCTCTTTAAGAGAGAAGGCGAGCT